AATAATTTCTAATTGTAGATGGTTTTTTGTCTTTTAATAGATCCATAATTTCTTTTGGTTTTTTTAATGCCTTATCTAAATTACTTATCGTCGGTTCAAGTTCCATCATCTTGAGTATTTTTTGTAAATTCATAATGTATGCATTTAAGGAAGTGGTTTTAATATTTCTTTTTTTCAAAATCTTGTCGGATAGGTTTTTATTGAATTCCATTATATATATGTAAAACATTTTTATTCTATAGTTTTTTTTTTAATTACATGTAATTCTTTTTTAAAAACTTAATTTCTATTATAATAATATAACAATATGGAATCTCTCGGTGACTTCGGTAGTATGGATACAAGTTCTTACAACGATGCTTTGAACACTTATCAAGAAAATCTTAATAGTGCTTTAGATAGTGTAGCATCTTTGAATGCCTCACGTGAAGAAAAAGTTGAAAAGTTTAATCAAGCACTTCAAGGTACATTAACAGCAATATCAGGCCCAGTTATAGCAAAAGGTTTTGGAAAGAGTTTTCAGAATCTCAAATCTGCTATTCAAAAAAAGGCAGGACAGGCCGCCGAAGATGCTGAAAATGCTGTAAAAGAAAAAGCATCTCAATTACTTGAAGGTGCAAAAACAAAAGTTAATGAATTAGTTAATAAAAATCCTCTTAATGAAGCAGGAGAAGAATCGGCAGGAGTAAGAAGCGGAGCTGCTGAAGAAACATCTATAGATGATGCTATTGCTGATGCTAGTAAGATTGGTAAATTCGCTGGAGAAGATGTGGGTGAAATTGCTGATACATCAGCGGTAGATGAAGCATTAGCATCGGCGGCCGATCCAATACAAACAGCATTAGCCCCTGGCTTTAGAGTATTAGCAGATGTACTAAAAAAACCTGATATTGGTTCAGCAGTTACAGATGCGGCTGATGATGCTATTGAAGGGGCAACGTCCGGAGCAAAAGCGGCTGCTCAAGGGGCAAGTCAAGCCGCTGAAGATGTTGCGAAAGCAGCCTCGAGTTCTGTTGAAGATGCTACAGCAGTAGCAAGCACGGCAGCTGAAGGAGCCGCCACGGATTCAGCATTAGCAGCTGCCGGAGCAACTGCCGATGCGGCCGCAGCCGGAGAAGGGGGAATGAATCCGATAGCTGATTTGGCCGCCCTTGGGATTGGTCTGGGCATGCTTTTTACCGGTTTATTTGCTAAAAAACATAAACATACAGTTCCACCACCACCGGCCGCTACTCCAACATTTAGTTTTGGTGTTTAGTAGAATTATTAAAAATAAATAAAAATTTTATTTTCTATTAATTATTATATAATATGAATAAGGAAATCAAGTTAAATTCAGTTGAAGGCGGCCCATTCACTACTTCTCAAAACAGAGTAAGTTTTGAAATACCGAGTGATGGCGTTTATGATTTACAATCTTCGTATATTAATTTAAATTGTGAAATTCAAGTTACAGAAACTTCTACTGCTGAAGGTATAGGTATTTATCCTATGGACGTTCTTGTCGGTGGTACTGGAAATGATCGTCCACAATATCCAAACACAAGTTTAGTTAAAAACTGCTCTATGAGAACTGCTAGAACAGGCATGGTTGAAGATATTAGACGTAGCGACCAATTACAAAGTCTTATTTATGCATTAAACCGCTCCGAAACTCAAAAAGACAGCAGATCGTATGATGCTGTTTCACAAATACCTAATCAAGTTAATGTTCAGCAATATGGTCTTTACAGAGACATAAATAAACTTGGAACTGTGAAATCAAAACAAAATGATATTGCTCCAATCAAAATTAAACTTGAGGACTTATTTGACTTCTGTGCCCAAGCAATTGAAGTTGATACACAAAAATGTGGAACTATTACCATCAGATGTGAATTGAATATTGATAAATTAGCACCAGTCCAACGCTTCAAATCTGATGACTGGCCAGATGCTTTAAAAAGCAACTTTGAAGAGGTGAATGCCCAAGGTGATGCGAACACGATTCAGACCAAATCTAAATTCACGAATTTAGACCAATCGCCATACTACGTTGGCCAAAAACTCAAAGTTTCAGCGACCGGTGCTGGTGGTGCTGGTAATATTACTGATAAAGATGCGGTTGTAGACCAAATTGTTTGGAACCCTGATGGAACTATCTCACTCTCATTTGAACAGAAATGGGGCGATGTTGGTGCTGGTGAAAGTTATACTGCTATTGAAGTTGAGACTCAAGACATCGCAGCTGCTAGTATTAGTATCAACTTTGCTGAAATCGTTTTAACACGATTAGCAAAAGATAAATCAGACTTCTCGCAGATTGAATATAGCACATATTCAACAGAGCAAACTAATGGTAATGGATTAACTTCATTCCAAAACCAATTTCAGATTGAAGCAGAATCCGATGCTGTTCTTATCGCCTTTCCATCAGACAACGATGACTTACAATCAGTAAACGGTGATGTTCAGTCATATCGTCTTCGATTAGATAATGTGGATTTAACAGATAGAGATGTTGAAATGGACGGCCCATTACATTATGACCGCCTCAATATGAGCATGACTCAATTAAGAATGAGATTAAGAGATTTATCACAGAACCTCCGTAATGTAGATGAAAGCAATTTTCTTGATTCTATTCTTGACGATGATACTACAACTAATATGATTATGAGTCCTGTTCAGCAGAAAATACAAGAGAAACTATTACAAGTAAATATTAATGCAGCTGGGGGTGGCGTGAATAAACTCTCGATCTTCAAACACTTACCAAGAGTATTTAGTTATTAGAATGATTGAGACATTATTTTTTAATATTTTTAATTATAATTATTTTCTAATTAAAAAATATAATAATGAGTATAATTTATTCAAGTGTTATTCCTGAAAACAATAAATCTTCTTATGGAGAATTTGATACAGTAGATTTTGTTCTCACATTTGAAAATCAATCACTTCAACTTGGTTCATTAAGATTAGAGGGAGACTTAGCTATTCGTGAAAACGGACAAGATTTAAATGAAGCAGCCAACGCCAACAAAGTAATCAAGTTTGATAAATTCGTAGGTGCTCACGGAGTTATTGAGTCAGTACAAACAGAAATGTTAAACGAAGTCTTTGAGAATCTTACCGAATATCCACGCCTCGTGAAACAATATGGTGTAGGAAGAACTGGTGTAAGTGATATGTTTGATGCCTCACAAATATGCGAATTAAGATGCCCTTATGATGCTATGACTACCGCCATAGCTGCTGGTGAGCAACCAAAAGTTAATCTTGCTGGAGCAGCTAGAATCAATAACGATCCAGACTTTTCATTAAAACCAGATTTTCTTTTGAACTCATCAAGCGACTTGCTTCCATACAACAGAAGTGGGCCAATCAGATTATCATTTAATTTAGCAAGAGTTCAATCTTTCCTTTATGGTTTAGATGTAGGAGCAAACACAACTTACTCCTTAAGCGACCTTCGCCTTGTTTACAGAACTGTCCCTGTGATGGACAACAAAGACCCTATTGTATTAAGACGCAGAATTAATATCAAACAGAGCATTCAGTCGCAATTAGCAAACATTCAAGTGAAAGTTCCATCTGACCAAGTTGAAGCATTTTCAGCATCGTTCCAAGTTCAGTCACAAGAGAACACAAACCGCTACAACAACGTTGATTTAGAGAAACTTCCTAATCTTAAACAATTACAATTTTTATTCAACGATCAAACAAATGCGGCCATTACTTATTTAATTAAAAATAACGATGAAGTGATTGATAAATTTGTAAAAGCACTTGGCGATAATGGTCATAATGCCTGTAGTGTTCCAAATATGGTTAACAACGATGGTTATGGAATTGGATTAAGAATGGAAGGAGGCACGATTGATTTAACAAACCAAAAGTTCTCTGTTCAGATTGATAGTGAACTATCAAACAATAGACCATTAATTATGTACATGTATTTTCACACCGTAGTCCAAATATAAGAATATTTATTTAAAATTTTTAATTATATTTATTTTCTAATTAAAAAATATAAATATGAGTGTTTACAATCAAAATATACAAACAAGAATCGTTGACCCTGTCTTTGATAGAAAAAACTTTAAAACCGAGTTTAGACTTGATGCTGATACAGTCTACCTTTCAAACTGGAGATTGATTGATATGGGATTGACTGCTGATGCCCAAACTTCTTATAATCCTCTTATTGGTGCATTTTGTATGAAAAGCATTCAATTACTTGATGGAAACAAATTACTTGACCAAATCCTTGAAGCAGACCTTTGGAAAGCGTGGAATGCTTTTAATACCTCAAATGACGAAGCACGTTCAATTAACAACTGGGTAGACAAGAGTGAATATGCTTTTACTCACGTTGCTATAGAGACAAATAATCTTGATTACCAAGACTGGGACGTAGGTGGAACTGAATTACCTGATGTCGATGGAATCAAAGTTCTTTCAACAACTATGGATCAGTTTAATGTTGAAACAACAGCAGCTGCTTCTGATAAGGCATGGTTCGCCGTGAAAGGATTTTTACCTTTCCTTGCTTCATCACTTTACCTTCCAACTGGCGTATTTAAAAATCTTCGCCTTGTTATTAACTGGAAGAGTCCAGCAGAATTACAAGCCAACTCACCTGACCCAACAAGAACTTATGCTACTATTGAAAATACTGCTCTTGTTGTTGATGAGATAATGGACGATAGAACTAAAATGTTGGTTATGAAAAACTACAAAGGAGTTGTATACAGAGCAGTAGAACACGATAGTGTTCACGTGAATATTATGAATCCAGCAGCCGGTTCTACTCAAGTTCAGAAAAATAGATTCTTGATAAATGGTTTTAATAACAAATCAGTAGAGAGACTTGTAGCAATCCAAACTCCACAGAATCGTGCCTCATACGATAATGGTGGAGAGAATGATGGCGTAGGCAGAGTTGGTTCTTTTGCCCAATTGAACTCTGAATTTCAGTTTAGAGTAAATGGTCAAAATAAACTTCCTCGTGATGGATTCACTAAAAAGAATCAGAGATTAGCTGCCCTTGTTGATGCTTATGGTGAAGCACACCTTCCTCCATCATGTAATTTTGTATATGTTCCATTAATGACTGATAAATTACTTCCATTATCAGAGGACGGATTTGTACAGGGTATGCAGGGTCAATTAGATTGGACTGCTGTTGAAATCAGAGAACCAGTCAAAGAATTAATTGTTGAATACAACAGAACTGGTGTTCACGGAAATGTTGGTCTTAATCAAGCACTCCGCCTCAACTTATTTGCTGAATGTACAAAGGCAGTTTCAGTTCAACCTGACGGAAGATACATTCTTTCCTATTTGTAACTTTTTAAACTTTTTTAATATCTAAATAATATTATATATAATTATGTCTAATATTATTGTTGAATGTAGAAACAAGGACGCACAGAATCCACTCGCTAATGGAGACTGGACAACTTACTTAAAACATAATATCACTCTTGAAGAAGGTGACCAAGTTGTAATCAAAGATTCTTTTATTGATACGCAACAGGCAACATCTACAAATGTATTGATAGAAAAAGATGTAGATTTAAAGATTGACTTTGGTTTTTATCAAATGAATGTTGAAGGTTCACAACAAATGTATCGAAATTTTGATAATAGTGGGGCGGCCCCTGGTGCTGATTTTTTTACATATATATTATGTATAGAAGAAGGCCCTTTAACCGCAAATGATAAAATAATTACAGGGTATAATATTAAAACAACAAATAAAAGCATAGATTCTGCTGGTGGAACTTGCACTTTAAGATATACTGATTATAATGGTAATGGTCAAAACGTCACAGCAGTAATTCCTGAAGTAAAAGGTGGAACTGGTTATGTTGTTCCTGAGTGGAAAGGTATTATTTATGACGAAACTCGCAGTTTGGAATATGAACCACCCTTAAGTACTTTTAATTTAGAAACAGACCAAATAGATACGTTGGACAACACAAGTGGTAAAAATGTCTTTATTCCATATACACGTCGTAAGACAATAAGAATTCCTGCTGGAAATTATGATCCTGATGAATTATGCACATTAATAAATACAGAAATGACTATTAACGATATTCCTACAGAAGGAGAGTTTTATCCTACTTCTAATAATACTATATTACAAACAGGACAGCAAATCCAATCAAGATTTTATGATGGAGGATTTGTTAGGCATTTTGGGTTATGTAAAGCAGAAACAGGTGACGTAGATCCTATGAGAATTAAAACCATGGAGTCTTTTCCAGCTGTTCCAGGTGGAAGCGATTATGATGTTTTGTTTGGAAGTTCGCAGTTTGAATTAGCGTATGACCAACCAAGTGGTCGCTTTTTATTTAAATATACTCACATGCCTTTTTATCATCAAAATACTATTAACACAGGACAATTCGTTCGACCAACTGGAGGTGGTGGTGGAGTCGTGGTTCAAGTAACTCGAACTGGTGGAATATTTTTTGGTGGATTATTTGCGGAAGAAGTAGACGGTTTGAGTGGTCGCCATTCAAACTTTTGGGAAGATAGTCTTGGTTTTAATTTAACTAATCTTGTTGTTCGTAATGAATATTCAACTTATACTACTACTACTGCTCCTGCTAATATTATAATACCTTCAAGTATGCCTTTAGAAATAGGACTAAAGACAACAGGACAACTTGCTGTTCTTGATGGACAGGTGGATAAAACAAATCCATTACAAGCAACACGTCCTCAAATTGGAACTCCACATTATTCAGGAGCAGACAGCACTCTCACAGAAAGTATATTTTCAGAAAAAGGAAAGAGTATAGATGCTCTTAATCAGTTTGGATATTATTTGATTGAAATTAATTCACAATTCAAAAATAACTTCTTGACTGAAGACAATAATTATAATCATATTCAACAGATCGTTAATAGATATTATGAGTTGAATTCATATACATCAGGCGAGAGTGGACAGATTGTTTATCAGCATTCAGGAGAACCAACGTTGCTTCAGTCTTTCCGTTGCCGTATTCTTACAAGTGATAAACAACTTGCTACGAATGTTGGAGATGATAATACAATTCACTTACAAATAGTAAAAGCACCAAAACCACCAGCAATACCACAACCACCGCCGAAGGAAAAAAAATAAATAATCTTTAATAATATATAATGATTACATCGGACATACAGGAGTACAGAAAAGAATATTACAAACGCAATCGAAAATATTTATTAGATTATTCAAAGTGGTATTACAGCAAACAGAAATGGTTACAAGGAAAAATAAAAAAGTCAGAAGTGAAACCGAAACCATATCGAAGTTGTATCGTAGATGTAAACAAACCGCAACCATTTAGAATACGTCACGGAACTTTTACCATGACTTGGGAATAATTGCTCGGTTTTTTTAACTTACAATTATAATCAAGATTGTAGAATATATTTTTTTAATTTACAATAGTAGAGACAAATGTAATCCACGAAATCCACGCCATTTTTATTCCAAAACTCGGCATTTTCTCTACTTTTTTCTGTCTTTTCTTACTTTTCTTGCCCTTTTTCAGTATAAAATTATAATTTTATGTTTATATATGGAATAAAAACTATAAGAAATAAAAAAAATATGGGAAAAAAGTAAAATTCGGCGGTTTTTCGGCATAAAAATTGTGTATTTTTGATTTGTCTCTTACTCCTCTCTCCAAACAGTCCTATCAATCTGGATTATACTTTCTTTTCCTTTTTCAAACTGGACTATACACGACATTCCGTACCATTTATATACTTTCATCATTTTCATTTTCGTGAGTCCATATCCAGCATTCTCCAGCATTTCCATTCGCCGTGCTGTGAGATTACCGATGCCTATCAACATAGAAATCACTCGTGGATTGAGTTCAATATTTTTTTTTATCCAGTCATTCATTATAGAGTATGGAGGATTTTGTACAATAATATCTACACCTTCTCCGTATTCAAAGAACGACTTTCCTTCCATTATTTCACACCAGTCTTTTTTATCTGTGGGGAATTGTGAGTAGTAAGATCCGTCCTCGGAATTCCGGCAGGGATCTAACCACTTATCTTCGTCTGTCGCATCAATCATATCTATCTGTTGTTTAGCAAGTGCTCGTGGCGTGATGAAAACATCATTCGCCGTTTTTCGTCCTTTAATGGAGTGACCTGTTGCGGAAGACATCGTGTTGCTTACTATATCTTGTGAAAAAGCATTTCAAATTATTGCACATGATTCTTCATTATAACAATCATTAGAGGTTTAATATATCCTATACCTTCCATATTATCTACACTTCCATCATCATTTCCAAACCTAAATCCGTTTTTAGGTTTCCTTAAAAATCTTATCTCTACATTATCTTTTTTATAAAAGTGATCGTGAAAATATTTAGTATGTGTAGATGCTGGTAAAAGAAAGACAAATGTTCCTTTACTTTTACTTGCTTTTTCTACAAATTTACCTATTTTACTATCGAATAATGGGTGAATATAACCTACTTCATTATCCCAACTATGATTAAGTGCTGAATTTTCTTCAGTATAATATTTATCTAATAAATGATTATCATCACTAGCACACATATCGCAAGTAAAATCAAACTCTTTTTGTAAACTTTCCCAAATATCTGGAGGAGTTCTTAAAAATTTCATTTTTTTAGAACAACTAAAAGAAAGTGTATTTTTTGCTATATTTAGTTTCATATATATTAATTAATTAACATTTTAAATACTATTAATAACCTCAACTTATTTTCCAGTAAATTGAAATACTTTTTCTGATACATGAGTATCAACATCACACAGCCCAACAAAAGCAAAATGAATCGAGATCAAGAAATCGCAGACCTGCGAAAGGAACGTGATAGACTGAAAAAGGAGATTGCTGAACGCAAAAAGGAAAAAGAGAGATTAATTTCCGAATATCAACAAAAAATTCAAGAACGTTCTAATTGTAGTCCAGATCAAGTACACCCTAATAAAAGAAGTTGCTCACAACTTCCTTGTGGGTGTAAACACCCTGAATTCTACTGGATTGAAGAAAATGGCGACGAATGTTGCTACTATTGCCGAAAGGGAACATACTGCGAATGTCCTGAAGATGAGGACAGCGACGACGAATAATTGAACGAATAATTGAAACAAGTACAATAAATTGAAACTATTTTCTGGTTTAATAATATGAACCATTTGGAATTATTTAGCGGAACGCATAGCTTCGGAAAGGTTACAAGTAAATTAGGATATAATGTTGTCTCGCTTGATAGAGATTTAGGTGCGGAATGTCCGTTGAAAAGTGGATACAAATCACATAAACATTTTCAAGAAGATATAATGACTTGGGATTATAAACAATATCCTAAAGATTACTTTCAATTAATTACCGCAAGTCCGGTTTGTATGTGGTGGTCTGCATTACGCAATTGTTGGATTGGACGAAAAATAAAAGCACACGGAGACACCATAATCACAAGAGAAATATTACAACAAGATATTGATAGATTTGGAAAACCGATGGTTGATAAATGTTTTGAAATTATCAAGTATTTTAACCCAGAAAAATGGATTCTTGAAAATCCTACAACTGGAAAAATGAAACATTATATAGCAGAAAAATATCCAGAGTTCAACACATTCTATGATGTTGATTATTGTATGTATTCGGACTTTGGGTATCAGAAACGAACAAGGTTTTGGACTAATATCCAAGGATTTAGTCCATTACTTTGTAATAAAAATTGTCCAAATATGATCACAATAAAAGAAACTAAAAAAATACATAAAATCTCTATGGGTTCATGGGGGAAAAAAGGAACAGAGCAAACTGGTGTCGGTGGTGGTAGTAATCGGTTGGAAAGATATAGAATACCAGAAAAATTAATTGAAGAAATTATTTATGATAGATCACAAATCATCTAATACTCCATAAACATTATTATTTGGTTCATATCGAACTTTTATTGCTGGAATAGTCTCTCTAAAAAACTTCACTCCTTTCAGATTATCGTAACCTTCCGGTACGAAATCTTTTTTTTTCATCATATTATACATCGATGATGGACTGATACTCCATTCGTCACACATTTCTCTGCGTGTAAAATAATATTTACTTCCTAAAAATTTATTACCATTTTCAGTATCATAAATATCTGCTCGGTAATGATAATTAGTAATATTTGGGCAACCAGCATGTCGGGGCATTATATACTATATATTAATATAATATGTTTAATCTAATTCCTTTAATTTTTGTTGTAATTTCTGTTTCATCTTTTCATCTTTATATTTTTGTCTCATCGCAGCTGCCTGTCTTTGCTCTTTGATTCGTCTCTCTGTTTTATGTTGTCTGACGAAAGCATCCATATCTGAAAAATTTGTTCCAAAGACTTCATTATATCGTCTTAATACTCTTTTTGTTTCTTTTTCAACAACACGACGCATAGCATCATCTTCTAAAAGTAATGTTTGTCTTTCTTTCTCTTTTGCTTGTAATCTTTTTTCTTCAAGTAGTCTCATACGTTCGTGCTTTTTCGCCAGTTCAATTTTTTTTTCTCTTTCATACTCTTCTCTATCTTCTTCAGGCATCTGATCCAAAAATGGTATGCCTTTATCGACAACTTTGACTTTTCTTTTTACTTCTTTTTCTAATTTTTGTATTTGTAACTCTTCTGCCCACTCATCATATTTTTCTTCAAAATCAAACTTAAGATATTTTTTGTACAACTTTGCTTCATCAATATCTAAATCATATTCATCTATCTTGCTTCTAATATAAAAAAACTTTGCATTTAAAATATGTTCTAATAAGTCAACATTACTCATGCCGTCCTTTCCTTCATATACATTAAAATAATATAGTTCATCTCCATTCATCTTATCTGCTTCTGCTTCTTCACAATTATTAAATAGTCTTGTTGTTTCATCTTCATCATTATAGATGAGACACTTTGCATCTTTATCCTCATTTAATAATCCAACGAATTGAAAACGAACTTCATCTTTGTAGTTTTTTTTTGCGTGAATTTTGTAATCACAATCGTAAGTTAATAATCTTCCAATCAAAGTATCATCATTATTGTAACCATTTTTATCAATTATATATCCAACACCTTCAACAAAACGAATCGCATTTCTTTTATTACCTAATTCAGGGAAGAAAGTTTCTTGTACCATTTGCTCAACAGAACGCATAGTTCTTTTGCCTTCATCGTTTACTAACTTTATTTTACCATCAACAGAACACATTAACTTCTGTGTCTTAATTTTCCTAACTTCTCCGAATTTGTTTATTTCATAGAGGGCATGATTACATATTTGTCTATATTCCATATATTTATATTGTGAATACTTTTAAATTCTTTTTTGGTATATTTAATTAATTATTGGGATTAATAATACAATTCTTCAATATTTTAGTTAGGGAAGATTTTGTCTTTTTGGTATACAAGATTGTAGATTATTTTACTTTTCAAAAATGAATTTACTTTTAAAATAAAAAAAAGAATTATAAATATCCATAGTGTTTTCTAATCGGAGTTACTCAATAATCTATGCTCTTGTATACCAAAAAGACAAAAAGGGATTTAAATAGTTTTATTCTTAATTATGTAGTGAAATATGTCTGATGCTTCTGAAATGGAACACCACGTTAGTAAGGTTATTATCGAGCAGTTGGAGATTTTGGATAATTGTGAGTTGAAGATGATTGATAAAATAAAAAGTGTACTTAATAAGAATATTGATGATAATCAGAAAAAAATTTCTTTACGCATTATCATTAGAGAATTTGCACGGATTAATAGGGAGCAAGTAAAACAAACAAAAGAACTAAAAAGGATACAGAGAGGTAATTGCCTTATTGACTAACATTTATGGCCACATTTGTAATATTTGAACCTTTGTTATTAGTCAATTTAATCTTTATATTTCTTGCTACAAAATCCACAACTGCTTGAATGGTGCGATCATTCTTGTGTGATGTTAAATAATGGCTATCGATTTCAAAATAGTCAGAAAAGTTTGAAACAGACACATCTAAATCTATATGATTTATATCATTCGCATTATCTGGAGATTCAACATATATATATACTGGTTTGTTTTTTAGTATTGGAATTTCTGGGCTCTCATAACTTAAAAAAAGAGTCGTTGGACCAGCAGAAAAAGCAGTAGTTCTTTCATTTCCGATGTCTGAAACTTTCAAATTATCCAAATTGTCTATTCTTAATGATCTGAATTGATTTGTATTATCATCGTGAGCAGATACACAGACGTGTTGCAATTCGTCATAATCGGTCTTCTTACTACGAACGATTTTTGAATTAATTTGACTTAACAATTGTATCTCGGAGGACATTATAATATTATGTATTATTTTTTATTTAATAAATAATCTTGATGTTTTTTTGTTTTAAAATGTCTTTGTTTTTGATAATTATTATTTGTATATTGCCCACCACATTCACAATATTTTATATTATATTGTTGTTCTTTGAACCATTTTGTTTGTTTTATAAGAGATGAATGGTCTCTTAATGGACAATCAAGATTAGGATCTAAACTAGGTTTTAAAAGTCTTCTGAAACAATACTCTACTATACGAAGTTCATTTATTTCATTTGATTCTTCTATAACAACGAATTCAAAATTATCAAATCCACCATTATCTCTGATATACTTATATAATTTGGAATTATAATTTTTATGTGTTTCATCATAACAATATCTTTTATGATTTTTTATTCTTAAACTTAATGTAGTAGCAATTCCAATATAAACATTCTCCCATTCTGTATCAAGTTTATGTTTGATACAATACACGCAGGAAACGTCAGTCATTCTCTACAATAAAACGAAGAGACAAATTCAAATCAATTAATTAATAATTATTTCTTTTTATTTTTGTTTTTTTTATTTTTTAATTT